TTTGGGAAATGATTTGTCTGTTCGTCACTGACCCAGCGACCTTGATTGAGGTGACCTTGGGTGATCCGATTGTTCGTGTCAAGGTGAGGCTCCCGACATAGCCCCTGATCCCACCCAGCCGGAACCGAATGTTCCCGGTCTCGTCCTCGGGCGATGAGCCAGTGCCTAGGACTGTGCCGCCGAGGAAGGTGGTTGTGGAGCCGATTGGCTGGGTGTTGTCGGGATCTTCCGCCGCGAATGATATTTGATACTCTCCGAGTCCCCCACCAACGCACTGCATGGTGACCTGTCCATCGGTGAACCGCTTGCGTTCAAGGCTTCCTATGTCGTATCCCCTAGTGGTGAGGGAGGAGTTGATTAGGACGCTTCTCTTAGCCCCTACCGAGACGAGGATGTCATCGGAACTCTCTGCTGCCTCCAATTCGTGCAAACCACCCAGCGATGTTACAGCGTAAATGCTATTCCTCTCTGCGGCACTGCCGATAATTAGGTTCTTGATGACAAAGTCACTAGCTCCGAATGTGTCGATTGACTCCCAAGCCTTGTTCAGGAAGTTATACACCAGTATGGTGTTGTTCCCGATGGCGTTATTCGCACCAGCAATGGTGTCCAGTGCCACCGCGAGGTAGTATCGGTTATTGAACAGCACACCGACCGCTTCCGAAGCCAGATTCTTGTTGATCCGGTCGATGTATGGCTGGATGTTTTTGGAAACAGGCTCATCCGCGCCACGGAGGTTGTAATCATTCAGGAACTCAACAGCGTATACCCCGTCATCCGACAGGAACATCATCGCGTTACCCTTCATAACAACGCTTTTCCTGGCTAGACACCCAACCTCATTGGTCAACTGTGTGACCTTTGTATCGTTTAACGATCCTCCAGTTCCATTTATGATATGTAGGCTGTTACGATTCAAGACAACTAGGTTGTCATCGTAGAAGCCCTGCATTGCCACAAGGTAATCAGTCGTCCCACCCGTAATGCGGAACTGGTTGGTTATCTGGTCGAACGTATGGCTGTCTAGAATATCCGAAACAGCTATCTCATCGGTAATCTTCCTATTCGTGTAGGTTGGAGAGTCAAACGTGCCAGCCGGAGCGTAGTAAAACGGAACCCACAACCTGCGCTGGAAGTAAACACCCCAAGGCGGAGCGGGTTGATGGATAAAACCCCCGCCTACGCTGAACCTCCCACCGAACTCAAGGTTTCCACTAAATGAATTTTTAGTTCCAATCGGAGCATAAAACGTAATCGTTGTGGTGTTTGCGGAAAATACTTCAAATTCCTTTCCAACTATTGAGGTGAACTCATCAATGGTCGTCTCATAAATAACAATGGTGTCCCCTTTTGTTATCGTTGTGTTTCCAAGTGTATTCTTATCAATAGTAACTAGTCCGTTTGACGCTGCCACATTACTACTTCCAGCAACAATAAATGTCTGTGGTTGGGTGTAGGCTCCTCCCGGGGCAAGGGTGAAACCAGACTTCATCACCGCATCCGTAACCCCGAATGTCTGCGTTTGTGATGTCGTAAAGGTATATGTGAAAACATCCTTATCGGTAACAGTCACAACCGCGAATGTCCCGTTAGCTGGCGTTCCCCCAGTCAATCCACTAACCACAATGGAATCCCCTACGGTCAAGCCGTGATCCTTTACCCGCATTGTTACAGTAAACGCACTAGAACTAGCACTTTCAATCTGCCGACCGTTAGGGAACCACTCAAACGCCTGTTCGCCATCGCGGAAAAGATACACGCGATCAAACGCCTGTATCATGTCTGTGTCGCCAGTTAAAGCCTTACCGTCAGGATAGGCAATATCCTGTGTGGAGTATTCGCTCTGATCACTGAGGGTGACGAGGATCGCCTTGGAGTCGAGCGCGAGGATGACACTCTCGGCGTTACTGGAATTGGGATCACTATACAGGCAGGAAGCCCGGACGTTGACGTTAGCAGCATCATTGATTGGAACTTGAGATAATGTGCCAGCACCAGAAACAGCAGTAGTCGCGGCGGTGACAGGAAACTTCATCTGCGTTGCGGAAACATAAGTTAATAGCCTAACCCCATTTGGATCAGTCCCAGTAAAAGCTAATCCAGCAATTAGACCATATCCCACGCTGCTTGCCGCAAACCCATGTCCAGCAGTAACAACAATTGTTACCTCATTGGATGCAAGGCTAGAAGACGCAATAGCCTTTGATGTAGCTGTAACAACCTCTGACACTGGAGAGGTGGCAGATACCGTGTATGTTCCAGAACCTCCTGCAAGCGGATAGGTTATACTTGTTCCACTAGCCGTAGTTGCAACAAACACGCCATTAGGGTCTGATCCAGTTGTGTAAATAATTCCACCAATATTTAACGTCGAACCATTTGTTAGCCCGTGAGCAGAAGCCGTAGTCAACGTAACAACGCCACTAGTAACAGAAGCAGCAGTAATTAAAATGCTAGTTCCAACCAAAAAAAACGGCAACTGCAAGGGGCTGCCTCCGCTGGTCAGTGACCCAGTCCTAGCAATAGCCCCTCTCCGGGGCTTCCAGTAGCCCTCCATGCGCCCGTTAAGGGACTCCCTGACCTCTCCCTCCTGTAGCTGGTTAAGCTGGAGACGCTGGTTAACTCCAGAGAAACCACGATCCACAGCATCTCCGATGGGATCGGACATTCCTGATCCGAACTGACTCATTAGATGTCGTAGGCAATAACTACTCCGCTCGTAACAGTGATCGCCGTAATTCTACCACCGATCCCAATACCAGCAGGGATCGTAATGGTCTGCAATGCCGTAGCATTCGTAAGGTTCGGAGCGGTTAACACGCTCAACACCGTATCAGTGATAACCTGAATCCAACGGAATGTTCCTGTAACCGCACCACTGGCCGAGGTAATAACTTGACCACCACCCTGACCCTGCAAATCGTAACTAACCGGACTGCTCATGCACAACTACTGGCAGGCGGGGATTATCTGTCAAGGGGGTCTCCCAATTGGATTATTTTTTAGGAGGGTGATTGAATGGTGTTGCTTTTTCCGTCCGTCGAAATCTCGACCCCCTCCCCCCCCTTTATTCCTTTCCCTTCCTTTCCCTTCCCTTCCCTTCCCCTTTACACGGAATGCAAAGTCGAAAAGGGAAACTTTACACGGAATTCATCCTCGTTTTTAACTGAAACACGCGTCACGCAGACTAAAACACGCGTCACAACGACGAAAACACATACAAGATGCAGTGTTATCTGCGTATTTCCCGATAATTACCTACGGAATCGATGCAATCCCTTATTCTATAAGCATTCCCCATTTAGGGTTATGGATGTTGTAACAAGTTGACGACCTAAACGACTGTTTGAGATGTGTGACGCAGGTAAAGCCCGGGTTGACCTGTCGTGCAGATCCCAAGCGCGGTGGAGAATTTCTTTCGGAAAGTGTGAGCTATTCCCTGACCCTGTCCTTATCCTTATTCCCTGACCCTATCCTTACCCTGTCCCTGATCCTGTCCTGCCCTATCCATCAGCCATGCCCTCCCAATTGCGTCAGGATGCCCTGTAGCAGCCCTCACCCCAAATCCCTTGTCCACACTCTATCCATGCCCAAACCCCTCTCAGAATCAATCCTCGTGCCTTTTAGCTAGAAAGCTGGACAAGAAGAAGCCCCAAGAGGAATATCCCCTTGAGGCTGTGCTGTGGTTTGAGGGTGGTTAGGATGCTGTGACTTGGTTGTAGAGGGCATCATACTCGCCCTCGCCAAAGATCGCGTCATAAGCCTCCTCTGCGGTGGCTCCGGCATCCAGTAGCCCCTTGAAGGTGAATCCGATAACGAATTTCTTGAATTCCACGGGGCTGCTGAAGCCATCAGAGAGATCCAAGCCATTGGTGTTGGCGTGGTCGATCAGCACCTGCTGGACTTGATTTAGAAGGTCGATGTTCATGTTGGTTATAAGGCTGTGAACGACAGGAGGGCTGATGCGTGGTCGTAGGCAGCATCCTTGGTTGAGTGGCACAGACCGGAATCCAGCCACCCCTGCTCGCAATCGAAGCCCTCCCACACGAATGAATCGGTTCGCTCGATATTGAGGAGATTTACCACATGGTATCCCTGACCTACTTCTGGGGCTTCCCTCATCGGCTCAGGAACCTTGATTCCATTGATCTTGATCGTCTTGGCTTTCCGGCGGTATTGATCTTCTAAATGCCAAGCAGGGTGATCGAATTTAAATTGTTTCCAGCACTTTTCAATACGATGGTAAAACTCCCATCTTAGCCAAGGTTCATCTGTCTCCATGGCATCCTTGGCGTATGCCATCATTAGTTCTGCGTGTATGTGTTTCATGTTGTTTATGCGTTGATGTCTTGGATGTAATACTGGGTGATCTCGGGCGATGTGAAGTTGCAGATGACGAAGATCCGCACTCCGAATCCCTCGTAGGTTGATATCTCAAACTGCTCGCAGCCGTAAAAGTTCCGCCATGACTTCTCGTCGTTACCGATCAATGCCCATGCGGCTGCTTCGGTGATCTCTATCGTGTTGCGTGGTAGTTCCATATTGGTGGTTGGTTGGTTGGTTTTTCTTCGCGGTTCATTTGTCAAGTTTGATAGTGACCCCTTTATCAAAGTTACGAAAGGTGCGGAAGTCCGTAGGAAATTTGCAGTCTGAGAGAAACTTTCTCAGACTGGTTGTTGTGCTGAAGTGGTAATGTTCATCATCCACGATTACGGTGTATGGCTTGCGGTTGCCTTGGAGCTTGTGACCTTTGCGCAGATTCTGGCATTCGGTGATCAGGTTTTCCATTTGGCTTTCGGTAAGGTATGCAGCGATCATTGACTTGTTTGATTGGGATTAGATTTATGCGATGCGCGTTGCGCTGATCGTGCGGCGGGTTATTTGCTTAGCGATCTGGCGAGCTTGCGTGTTGGTTTTTGCTTTAATGATTACGGTTGATCCGTTCCAAAAGGTTACAAGGTAGTCGAATGTTTGCTTAGTGGTTGTCTCAGTCATGTTCGTATTGGTTGGTTGGTTGCGCCAGCGGCTGCTGACAACAGGAGAATGCCACATCCTGACCCCGTGTAAACATTATTTTCGAAAATAATTCATTTTCCTCTGTAGCCCTTATTC